TGGGCGCGGACGTGGTAGCAGACAAGGGAATGACGGTGTTCCCCCGCGCGAACGGGTATCCGAGCCTCTACGATTACCAAGTCAAGGGGTTCTTCAAAGACTCTTGCGGCATGTTGGCAAGAGTAAAAAGCACGAAGAGCTCGAGCTTGAAAGCTTACAAGAAGATCATCGACGGTTTGATTTTCGTCGAGCCGCGGCACATCCCGATTTCCGTCAACGGCGAGATCGGCGAATGCCAGCGGCCTTTGAGAGCACCGACCCCGCAGGGCGAGCGTGTGGCGCTTGCGAACTCGGAGGAAATCCCGGCGGGCAGCACGATCGAGTTTGAAATTACGATGCTGGACGAAAAGGCGCACAAGGATATCGTCTTGGAATGGCTGGATTACGGACGGCTCAGAGGCATTGGCCAGTGGCGGAACTCCGGAAAGGGACGGTTCACCTACGAAGTGCTCGAGTAAGCGCGATGGCGGGGCCGGGAATGGCCGTGATCGGCACAGCAAAGCAAGGGCGCAGCGTGGAGTGGCAACGAAGTGCAATGGCTATGGATGGAATTGTGTGGCAAAGGCTGGGCGTCGATGCGCGACGATAGCGACGGAAATGCTCTGCAACGCACAGCTTCGCGGCGAGGGGCAACGGATAGGCGTGGAACCGCATAGTTTCGCGAGGGAGAGGCATGGCGCCGAGCGGCGAGGACAGGCATTGAACGGCAACGGCGTGGTGTTGCAAAGCGTAGCAATGGCGTTGTGTTGCAGCGTAAAGTTCGGCAAGGGCCTCGACTGCTGTGTGTAGCGAGGGCATGACTTGGAGCTGCGTAGCGAAGCAAAGGCTTGGTCGTGCAATGCTAGGTACGCAAAGGCTTTGGTATGCAATGTGTGGCAACGGCACTGTAGAGATTTGATGTGCTTCGCAAAGGCAAAGAATAGTCTGGCTTCGCGGCGGCATGGGATGCTATGTTTGCGATGGAAGGGCTAAGCGGGGCTAGGCAAAGCAGAGCTAAGGAGCTGCAATGAGAAGCGCCGCAGAGGCAAAGTACCGCAAAGTATCGCAAAGTCTCGCAAAGCGAAGGCAATGTAACGCAACGTCACGAAAGGCGATGGCAAAGGCGAAGCAAAGCAAGGATTGGCAACGGCAAAGCAAACCGAAGTAACGATAGGCAATGGCGTAGTAACGCACGCTTTGCTCTGACAGGCAAAGGAGAAGCTAGTGATCCGCGGAGAACCGATGCGCAAAGGCAGAGTAGAGCAAGGACTGGTATCGCGACGGCAGGGCTGCGAAGGGCTCAGAGACGCAAAGGCTGTGCAGCAAACAGAAAAGCCCCACTCGGCAAGGAAGACTATTTAAGGAGGATGAAATGAAAATTACAAAGGAGCTCCTGCGGGAGAAAGGCGCATGTGCAGCTGGATACATGGATTTTCTGAAAGAATTCCCGCAAGAAAAGTATCCGGATGGCGTAGAGTATCAGGATTTGCTGGACTGCTGCGCGGAGAAGAATTTCAGTTACGGATTATGGCTGCTTTCAGAATTCGGCAGGACGGATGATGTCCGGAAGGTCGACGGCGATCTGATCACCGAAAAATCAATCATTTTTGCTGGACGGCTAGAAGTTTCCGGAAGCATCAAGGCAGGCTGGGGCATCGAGGCAGGCTGGGGCATCAAGGCAGGCTGGGGCATCGAGGCAGGCTATGTCATCAAGGCAGGCTATGGCATCAAGGCAGGCTATGGCATCAAGGCAGGCTATGGCATCGAGGCAGGCTATGGCATCGAGGCAGGCTGTGAGTTTGGCATTTACGCAGGCCTCCGCGTGAGAATCACAAGCGAATACAGAAAAATTATCGCGAAGACCAAGCCGGAGAATATCATGTGCGGCGAATTTGTGGAGGCAGAGAATGAGTGACGTTGAAATTATCACGGAGTTAAACCACCGGGCGGCGCGGGAGCGCGAGCTTGGCGAAAGGTGGGATGAGATCGTGCGGCTTCGCAAGCGGCAAAAGAGCCTGATGAAGATCGCGGAAACGGCCTGCTTCTCTGTGGCGTGTATGCTGCTGGGCGGTACGGCGGTTATGCTGGGCTTCGGCCTGTTCCGGGCGGCGGTCACGCTTGGAGGCGCGGCGGCGTGCTTCTTCGTCGGCGCGGTGCTTACGGGGGCATGATATGGAGCACCCTTGTGAGAGCTGCACGAAGGGGCGCGGGGAGAATTGCATGTGCAACAGATGGCGGGAGTGGTTCCGCTACACATGCGCGAATCCGCCCGAATCGACTCAGGAGCAGAAGGTCACGTACCGCGATATCGTGTTCTGGACGGTGTTTACAGAAGCGTGGAGGTGAACATGAAGCAGACGGAGAGAATCCTGCAATATATGCGCGACTTCGGAAGCATTACGCAGCTGGAAGCGATTCGGGACATCAGCTGTATGCGTCTGGGAGCGAGGATTTTTGATCTCAAGCGTGAGGGTTACGCGATCAAGAAGGAAACGGAAACGAGCAAGAACCGGTATGGTGAGGACACGAGCTATGCCAGATACAGGTTGGTGGATGATGAAAGATAAGCAGCAAGCGCCGTGCATGTACGATGTGTTCGGCAATGAGATTTATGAGGGCGGCGAGTATTGGGTCGGAGACGAAGGGAACATGGCTGATCTGACAGACAGAGAGGACCGTGACCCGAACAACCAGATTATCGCTGTTCTGGTAGAAACACTTGGCACAAGGCACATTTTGGAGGAACTGGGTTATGAAAAAAGGACGTTCCGGCGTTGATTATATTCCGGTCGAAACGCGCGTCAGCGTCTATTTTGATCAGGACCACATCTGCTGCCAGTTCTGCCCGTTTTTTGAGACTTACAGCCGGAAACAGTGCAGATTGACAGGGGAATATATTGTCAACGAGTTTGCCCGCGGCTATTGGTGCCGATTGGAATTGGAGGGGTTATATGACGATCAACGAGAAACTGATTCAGATTCAGGCAGAACTGAAAGCGCCGAAGGATAAGACAAACAACTTTGGCGGCTACAAATACCGCAGCTGCGAGAGCATTTTAGAGGCGGTAAAGCCGCTTCTGAAAACCGTTGGCTGCACGCTGACGATTTCGGACAGCATCGCGGAAACCGGTGGGCGAATCTATGTCATGGCAAGAGCTGAACTGTCAGACGGCGAAAGCAGCGTCATTACAACAGCTTTTGCCCGCGAACCGGAAAGCAAGAAGGGTATGGATGAGCCGCAGATTACCGGTACAGCTTCATCCTACGCGCGGAAATATGCACTCAACGGCTTGTTTGCTATCGACGATACAAAGGACGCCGACACAGACGAATACCAGAAGCAGACCGCACAGCCGAAAGAGAAGCAGCAAGCCCAGCCAAAGGCTTTGATTTGCGCGGATTGCGGCGGGGAGATCACACAGGTTGTTGAAGGAGGTTCTCAGTTCAGCGCAAGGGCTGTAGCGGAAAAAACAAGAAAGCGCTTTGGCAGATGCCTTTGCTGGAACTGCGCGAGTAAGGCATGAGAGAGCTGAATGTCGTTGAAGCGTCGTGGAGCATGGACGCGGCGGGAAGCTGGCTGAAGCTCCGACCGGAGCTGCCCGGACAAGCCCAGATGGTAGCCGGGGAACTTGACCCACAGAAGAAGTACACGGTCACGATCAAGGAATTTCGCAAGGAGCGGAGTCCGGAGGCAAACCGGTATCTTTGGGTGCTTTGCAATAAGCTTTCGGTCAAGGTTGGGATTCCACCGGAAGAGGTCTACCGGCACTATATCCCGGACGTTGGCGATAACTCCGATACGATCTGCATTCCGGACGCAGCGGTCAAGCGGTTTCGGGAAGGCTGGGAATCGCGCGGTCTCGGATGGTGTACGGAGATCATGGCGTCAAAAATTCCGGGCTGCACGAACGTCATTTGCTACTACGGCTCGAGCACCTACGACACAAAGCAGATGGCGCGGCTCATTGATCTGGTCGTTGAGGACTGCAAACAGCAGGGCATTGAGACGCTCCCGCCGGAAGAACTCGAGCGTATGGCGCTGGAATGGAGGCAGGATGAGGAAAGAAACGAAGGCGACAAAGATACCTGAGAAGGTCAAGAAGGCCGTCTGGGCGCGCGACGGCGGGCGCTGCATCGTCTGCCTCCGCCCCGGCAATCCGTGGTGTCATTTCATCCCACGCTCGCAGGGTGGGCTTGGGATCGAAGAGAACATTGTGACGTTGTGCGATGGCTGCCACAAGCAGTTCGACCAGTCGGCGAAGCGCGAGCACATGAAAGCGTATATCAGACGCTACTTAAAAATGAAATATCCCGGGTGGGATGAAGAAAAGCTTATTTACAAGAAAGGAATGTAGATCATGGAAGACACAAGGACAAGCATTCTCCAAATGGCTCGTGGAGCGATTATGGAGAGAATCGACTACGAAATGACAAAGGTCGTGGACAACATCCTTGACCCGAACACAGAGGCTACAGCAAAGCGGAAAGTGCAGCTTACCATTGAGTTCCGCCCAGACTCCAACCGGCAGACCGTATCGGTTGCCTGCGGCGTGAAAAGCGCTCTTTGCCCGACAAATCCGGTTGCGACATCACTTTATATCACCGGAAATGAATTTGGCGAGGTCACGGCGGTGGAAATGGTACCGAACGTGCCCGGCCAGCTGGATATGATGGGCGAAGAACAGGAAGTAGCACCCGTCTTGAATTTGGTTAGAAATGCGTAAGGAGGAAAATGAAATGATTAAGGAAGCTATCGAGAAAATTGAGGCTATGGCGAAGCCGCAGGTTTTGGAAATTGGAGACCACACGTTTGCTGTCCTGCCGAATGGAAACTACAAGGAAATCCACGAGGATGTTTACGGCGCGAAAACGCTTGAACTGAACAGTCTCGACGCGCTGTGCAAGATGATCCTACGGGAGGGAACAGCTAATGCCGAAGACGGCCAGCTGTTTATCAAGATTCCATCGCATCTTTGCGTTGAGGCTTTCAGAACCCCGGATATGGATACTCCGTTTGAGCGGTTAACGCCGTATTTTGTTCGTGCGACGGACGTTCCCGGCTGGGATGCGGAAACAAAACTCACGTTCGAACGGGCGGCAGTCGCGCTGCAAACCAGATTTCAAGACTCGGAAGATCGCGCGTATACGCTTCAGCTGCTTTCGCAGATCACGACCGGCGCAAAGATCACCTATAACGATATTGGCGTCGCTACGACGATTGTCACGCAGAAGGGTGTGAGCTTACAGGCCAACGCGACGATTCGCCCGCTGGTAAAACTTCGCCCGTACAGAACCTTCCAGGAAATTGAGCAGCCGCTTGGACTGTTCCTTATCCGAATTGACGAAAGAGGCATTTCGTTCGTTGAGGCAGACGGCGGTATGTGGAAGCTGGAAGCGCGGAAGACGATCAAGGAATACCTCGAGGAACATCTTGCCGACGAGATCGAAGCTGGGCGCGTAACAGTCATGCTGTAAGGAGGAAGCATGCTGAACCACATTTATAAGAAAGGAACGTAATTATGGAATCCTATGTAAAACTGAGTACGGAAAAGTATGAGGAATTGGCGAAGAAGTGCCTGACGCTCGACATGCTCGCTGAATCGTATAAGAAGATGCCCTCGTATCGTTTCGACGATGTTTTGAAAGTCATTTTTGGCGCTCCGGAAGAGAATGCGGCGGATACGGAGGACGGCGAATGCTGAACCGCATTGTTATTATGGGCAGAATGACTCGAGACCCGGAGTTGAGAAAGACGAATGGCGGAACGTCCGTTGCATCCTTCACGCTGGCGGTTGACCGCGATCTTACGCCGAAGGGCGGAGAGAAAGAGACGGATTTCATTGATTGCGTCGCGTGGGCGGGAACCGCTGATTTTGTAAGCGGCTACTTTTTTAAGGGTAGCATGGCCGTCGTAGACGGTCGGTTGCAGCTGCGCGACTGGAAGGATAAGGACGGCAACAAGCGCCGGTCTGCTGAGATCGTGGCAAACCGTGTTTACTTCGGCGAAGGAAAGAAATCTTCGGAGCCGAAGGACCCGGAAAACCCCGGCGGGTTTACGATGATGGACGAAGATGACGGCGAAGAACTGCCGTTCTAAGGCGGTGGCGGGATGGCAAACAACAAAGACCCTGCCGTCTTGTTTTACACGTCGGATTTCCTATCCGGCTGTGCCTTGATGGATATGCGGGAGCGTGGGCAGTATATCACGCTCCTGTGTCTCCAAAGAGAGCGCGGGCATATGACGATGCAGGAAATCATACGGGCTGTCAAAAAGCCGTCAGACGAGGTTATGAGCAAGTTTCAGAAGGATGAGGACGGCAAGTACTTCAACCGCCGGATGGAGCTTGAAATCGAAAAACGGGACAAGCATTGCCAGCGTCAAAGGGAGAACATCAGCAAGCGTTGGAACAAAGAAAATGATAACTCTGGTATGGATGATGGTAGTGCTTGCGGTAATACCACGGTATTACCTTTAGGAAATGGAAATGGAAATAGAAAAGAAAGTAGTTCTATTTCTGAGAAGAAACGTAAGAAATTTATACCACCTACGTTGGAAGATGTTTCCGCATACGCGAAGGAGCGTGGAGTCCAGAATCTGGCACAGAAATTTTTCGACTATTATTCTGCCGGAAACTGGGTCGACGGGAATGGTGACCCCGTACGGAACTGGAAACAGAAGTTTTTGACGTGGGAATCGAAAGAACGTGAGAAGGGCACGCCGTCACAGCCGGGGAAGAAGCCGGGGTACAACGTGCAGCACCACGGGGACGAGTTGTCCGATGTGCAGCGGGCGGCGATCCGGCAGATGATGGAGGATGGGGCATGAATACTTGGATCGTCATTCCGGATATCATTTCCGGGCTCTATCCCCGGCTGATGCCGGAACTTGGAAAGCCTATCCGGGCTAAGAAGTACCCGCAGAAGAACAAGAACATGACGTTTTATCTGGTCAGCGTCCGCGACCCGGAAGAAGGCAGAGACAAGAAGATCGTCATCCGCGCGCCGGAGTGCTGGGAGGCGGAAGTGACGGTGCAGGTCAGGAGGAAGACATGATCAGGCTAAAATACGCCGGACCATGCGGCAAGGACTGCCCACGTCGAGGACCGGGATGTGGCGCTACCTGCGAGCCGTGGCTTGCCTATGAGGCTGAACGGAACGCGGGCTACGACAAACGCGCCAGAATCGTCGACATAAGCCAGATGACCGATGGCGGGGCGAGAAACTGCCGGAGGGCGGCAAGAGGGAAACGGAAAATAGGAGGGGGAATGTAAAACTATGGAAGAAAAGGAAACCGTGCAGTCGCTGCGGATATGCTCCCACAGAACAGACGTACAAGCTTGTACGGAATGTCCATTGTTTGACAACGAGGATTGTATGGGTGACATGATGGCTGGTGCAGCTGACCTGATCGAGCGCCTGACCGCCGAGAACGCAGACCTGTGCAAGGAAATCGAGTGGAAGGACATGGTGATTGCCCTCGCCCAGAGAAAGCAGGCGGAGGCAGAAGCCGATAGGGACGCGGCGATTGCTGACCTGAAGATATCTTCCGGGTGTGCTTCCTGCAAATATCACTGTAGTGATCCAATTTTTTGCCGTGATTGCAACAAAAAGCAAAATTGCAAGTGCATGAGCTGCAGTTTAGGACTAACGAACTGGAAATGGCACGGATTGCCGGAAGCGCCGGAGGAGGGAGAATAATGCCACCTAAAGAAAATCCTGAAAGAGACTGTGAAGAGTGCATCCATTTTTTTGCGTGCTCCAGGCAATGCGGCGAGCAGATGGCACAGCGTAGCGCCACTGGCTGTGAGTGCTACGAGACGGTTAAAAGCATTGCGGCGGCTCGGCTCATCGAGCGCCTGACCGCCGAGAATGCGAAGGTAGAAGCCGAGAGGGACGCTATAATCGAGCAGATAAAAGAGCGGCATGACTGCCTGGACTGCAAGCATAACGATTTTTGCGAATATGACGGTGCGATTGTCTTTGATTGCATGAACTGCGTGCAGGAAGGGTGTCCATGCGCCGGGTGCATCGATTCCAGCCGCTGGGAATGGCGCGGCTTGCCGGAAGCGCCGGAAGGTGGAATGATGAAAGGTGCATCGAACTTCGACAAGCTGTGCCATCAGGTTTTTGATGGCAAAAACGACGGTACGAATTACCTTGCGTGGGAGACAGACATATGCTGCGGAAGATGTGGACACAAGCTCCACGTGTACTACTGCGAGGAAAGATTGTACCTCATCGAATGCGCGGTGTGCGGCACAAAAGCATTGACCAAAGCGGGGAATGTGGTGTTTGCGGCGTACAAGACGCTTGCACATACGCCAAAAATTGAGGAGGACGAAAAATGAGGCTCACAACGGATACCCCGAAAAACAATCTTGAAATGGCGCTGAACCTGTTCTACGTCAAGGACAAAGAGGTATGGGTGCGCGGATACGGGAAGAACGGCGCAGACATCAGCCTGTTCGACCTGTCGCGGGATCTGACCAGATGGAACTGCCCGTATGTGGACTTGGATATCTCGGATGATTCCTTCTCGACGATGATGGCCGAATGGCTCTGGGAAGATGTTGAATCGTTCGAGCACATTTTGGCTCTGCTCTATCAGGCAGCGTGGGTATGCGCGGAGCTGCGCGAACATTTGAAGCAGTTCGAGGACAAGGAGGATGCCGATGGAAAGACTAACGTTTGAAGGAAACTTTTGTGATATTGCACAGTGCCGAGACCTGGCGTGCCAGCAGAGCGGCAACTGCACGCAGAAGGAGGTATGGGAACGGCTCAAGGCTTACGAAGATGCGGGATTATCCCCGCAGGCGTGCGCCGAGGCGCGAGAGATAGAGGAAACACTTTCCGGCTGTGATTACTCCATCTCACGAATGGTGGAGCTGATGAAAGCCGACAAGGACGGGCGCGTCGTGATTCTGCCGTGCAAGGTGGGCGATACGGTGTGGTTTAAGACATACAAAAATAACGCGCGAGATTGCATTGGCGTGCAGCCACATGAGGTTACAAGAATATCAGCAAGCATCATTGTTCCAGGGGAAATTGTGGATATCGGTATCCCTGTGGACCAGATCGGTGTGAGAGTATTTTTGAGCGAGACCGAAGCGGTTGCGGCTGACGCGAAACCTCCGGCTGGAAATTCCATTTTGGAAGTTTAGGAGGCGAAGCAGGATGGAACGGATGTGCTTTTCCGGCGAGAAATGCGGAGATTTTGAAGAAAGGAGATTTGAATGTTTGGAAGAGCAAAATTGAAAGCTGAAATTGTGCGGCTACAATACCGTGTGGCTGAACTTGAAGAAAGGTTATGCCCGTGTGAGGAACACGATTGGAAAGAAATTGGGTATAAATTGTCCTTCGGCGATTTTGACGTTTCGCGGATATGTACCTATAAATGCAGGCAATGCGGCAAAATCGTCACAAGAGATGAGGATTAGAGGATGAACACACACATTACAAACATCAAGGGCGACTGGCAGGAGGTCGTTGACACCTGCCGCGCCACCTCCGGAAAAGGTCCTCTTGGGCATGAGCCGAGCGAGGATTTTAAGCGCCGAATTCTGATTGCTGAACACTCGCCGATTCGGCGCATCTCGGTATCGTGGGTTTGGCAAGGCATTAAGAGCTGGATTGCGACGCACTGGTCAAGGCACAAATGGGAGTGCTTTATCTCTACGCAGAGAACAGACCGAACCGGAACACCGAGGGACAAGCTCCCGCAGGACGCACCGGTGATCTTCGAGGGAGAAGCGAACGTACAAGCCCTGATCGATTCCATGCGCAAGCGGTTATGCAGCCAGGCAGACCCGGAGACGCGCGAGTATGCCGAGGATTTCAAAGCGGCGCTGCATGAGATTCAGTCGGAGATATCGGACGTTCTGGTGCCAAACTGCGTTTATCGGTGCGGCTGCCCGGAAATGCAGACGTGCGGGATGTACGAATGGTGGCTGAAATTTCACCCGGACATTGCAAACACGGACATTCAGAAGCGGTATAACACTTACAACGAACTATTCTGGAAAGTGAGGGCGAAGCGTGGGAACGATACTGGCGATTGACCCGGGGAACATGGAATCCGGCTATGTCCTCGTAGAGCACGACGGGACGGAAATCCGGAAGGTGCTGGACGTTGGGAAAGTTCCGAACGAGGAGATATTCCCCGTTCTCTGCCGGGAGTATCAGCACTTGGCAATCGAAATGGTTGCCGGAATGGGAATGCCAGTCGGGCAAGAGGTGTTTGATACGTGCTTCTGGATTGGGCGGTTCTGGGAGTACGCCGAGCTTTACCGGAAGGGGTACCAGATACAGAAGGTCTTCCGCCGGGAGGAAAAGCTTTACTTATGCGGCAGAGCGTCGGCGAAGGATGCGAACATCCGACAAGCACTCGTTGATCGCTACGCGCCCGGTCAGCCGAACTACGGCAAGGGAACAAAGAAGAATCCCGGTTTCTTTTACGGCTTCTCGGCGGATATGTGGGCGGCGATGGCGGTAGCAACAACGTATTTCGATAAGTACATAAGGGGGATACAGCTATGAACGATCTGGCGAAGCGTATCCGGAGCAGCAACGCGGCATACCTGAACGCAGGAATGGAAGCGGGGATGCAGAAGGCGATCGACCTGCTATTCGTCGCGGCGTATGAACTCGGGATGCTCAAAAGCCCATCGAAGGCAAATCAGTTGTTGCAGAAAATGCAAGAACTCGAGAAGGAATACGGCGTGGCATGGCAGGGAAAGCCAGAATCTGACGAGGCCATTCACAGAATCGATTCGAGTCTCGAGAAGCTTTGTGGTCCGTTCTTCGTGCCATTCTTCGCGCGGAACGATACGATCAAGGATTGGTGGGCGAAGGAATGAGAGGAGGAAGCGCATGGAGCAGTTGAAGGGCGCGAAGTTTGACGGTGGGAAGCCCAGACCGTCCACCGTCCCCGTGGAGGCGATAGAGGCGATTATGGCGACGCGGGAATATGGCTTGGCGAAGTACAAAGACGCGGAGGACTGGCGAAGCATTGAGCCGGAGAGATGGCACGAGGCGCTTTTAAGGCACGTCCTCGCGATTTGGGAAGACCCGACGCACATTGACGAAGAATCCGGGCTGCCGTCTATTTGGCACGTGATGACAAACGGGGCGTTTTTGTGTGCGTGCTTGAAGAATGTCTTGGACGAGAAGATGAAACAAGGAGGCTGATACGGTGAGCAAACCGCGCTATGGGTGGTGGGGCTACGCGAAATGGATGATACGAAGTTACAAAAGCGGTACGCTTATGACGCGGGATGAAGTCGCTGCTGTCGAAGCTGCAATTGAGGAAACAAAACAGCTTATCGACGGGGCGGAACGCCTCCGACTCATAGATTTGGTTCTTTGGAAGCGTACACACACCTTACAGGGCGCTGCTATGGTGGTATATGTTTCGGAGCGTACCGCTCAAGAATGGCATAGGCAGTTTATCTACTTGGTGGCAGAAAAACGTGGTTTATATTCAAAAGTTTGCGTAAGAGAGCCTTAAACATAGTGTATCGTTGAGAGCGTAGAGGTGTATCCTCTGCGCTTTCATCTTTCTTACGGCTACGCAGCGTACTGCGGAACCTCCTTTTTCTTAGCTCCACCGGAAACCGCAATCCGGTGGAGCGTGAAAAGGATAACTATTTCGAGGTGGTGATTATGGCTGCGAGGTTGACAGATCGAAAAAAAAAGAAAATAGTTGCCGACTGGGTAGAAATGCAGTCATACAACGCTGTTGCGAAGAAACATGGCGTCACGCACCAGACTGTGAAGAGAGTTGTTGACGCATCACCAGATATCAGCGAAAAAGTACAGCAGAAAAAAGAGGAAAACACGGCTGAGATGCTGGCTTTCATGGAATCGCAGAAAGGCGCGATGCAGGAAGCTATCGTTTTGCACCTGAAAGCGCTGACTGACCCAGAAAAAATCTCTACAGCGACGCTGAGCCAGATCGCGACATCATTTGGTATTATCGTTGACAAGGCAACGAAGAACACGGCCAGCAGCAATGACAGTCTGAATAAGCTGGATGGGCTGCTTAGGGAGTTTAGAGATGCTGTTAAGTCAGAAACAACTTGAATTTGCGAGGTACGCAAATCATCGCTGGAACTTTAAGGGCGGAGCAACTCGAAGTGGGAAGACGTATCTTGATTTTAAATGGATTATCCCACTTCGTATTCGGGAGCGTGCCGGTAAAGATGGGCTTGCCGTCATCCTCGGTGTCACAAAATCAACAATCGAGCGAAACGTGCTCGAGCCGATGCGAAATCTTTACGGCGATAAGCTGGTAGGAACGATATCAAGCGATAACACTGCTTGGATATTTGGCGAGAAGTGCTATTGCCTCGGTGCGGAAAAGGTGTCTCAGGTCTCGAAAATCCGCGGCGCGTCAATCAAGTATTGCTACGGTGATGAGGTCGCAGATTGGTCGGAAGAAGTCTTTGCACTTCTGAAAAGTCGACTTGATAAAGAGTATTCCTGCTTTGACGGAACGTATAACCCGCAATATCCGAACCATTGGTTGAAAAAGTTCTTGGACAGCAATGCCGATATTTTCAGCCAAGTTTATACAATTGATGACAATCCGTTCTTGCCTCCTTCCTTCGTAGAAAACCTAAAGAAGGAATATGCCGGAACGGTTTTCTACGATAGATACATTCTTGGGAAATGGACGCTGGCAGAAGGACTTGTATACCCTATGTTCGGCGATTCCTGCATTGTGCAGGACATACCGGACACCGGCGATTATTACATTTCCATTGACTACGGCACACACAACCCGTTTTCGGCTGGCTTGTGGTGCGTGACGAAAACGGAAGCGGTGCGAATCGGAGAGTATTATTACTGTGGGCGAGAAGAACGGAAAGAAAAAACGCCGGAAGAGTATTATTCAGAGGTCAAGCGCCTCGCGGGCGGGAGGGATATAAAATGCCTGATTGTAGACCCGTCGGCGGACGCTTTTATTGCCACCGTAAAGAAGCACCATGAGTTCAAAGTTCGCGGGGCTGTGAATGATGTACTGCCCGGCATACAGACAACGGCTGAGATGATCGCGTCCGGGAAGCTCAAAATCCATGAGAGCTGCGAGGACGCCATCCGCGAATTCGGGCTTTACAGATGGGATGAAAAAGCAGAATCTGACCGCGTCGTGAAGGAAAACGACCACGCTATGGACGAAATCAGGTACATGGTGATGACGGTCTTGAAAAAGCACTTCAAAGAACACAGATTTGTGCCGGAACTGGCGCGGTGAGGTAAAAGATGAAAACATATCAGGATTTTTTAGAGGTCGCGGAAAAGTCTGACCGGGAACGGATGGAATTTGTTCTGTCCGCGATAAATAATCATAAAGACTCGGATTTATACAAACAGGCGGTTATTGCGAAGGAGTATGACGCGCACCGGAATGTGACGATTGCTAATTTTCAAAAGCTGCTTTATACACTCAATGGGAAAGTCATTCCGGACAACTACAGTCCGAACTATAAGCTTCGGAGCAATTTCTTTGCAAATTTCATCACGCAGGAAACGCAGTATTTGCTTGGAAACGGCGTGACACTGAAAAAAGAGGAAAACAAAGCGAAGTTGGGCGCGGGGTTTGACACACGGCTCCAAGACGCAGCACACGACGCGCTTGTCGGCGGCGTTTCCTATGGTTTCTGGAATCTCGATCACCTTGAAGTGTTTGATGTGACAGAATTTGTTCCGCTTCTGGATGAGGAAAACGGAGCGCTCCGGTCTGGAATTCGTTTCTGGCAAGTATGCACAAGCAAGCCGCTGCGTGCTACGCTCTTCGAACCTGACGGATTTACACAGTACATCCGACGGAACGGGGAAGAAATGATGATCTTGGAGCCGAAGCGCGGCTATGTGGCTGTGGAAGCGACTTCTGAGATTGACGGGACTGAACTTCTGGCGTATCAGAATTATCCGGGCTTCCCTATTATTCCCATGTACGGGAACCGCGCAAAGCAGTCTGAACTGGTCGGACAGCGCGAGGCGATTGACTGCTACGATTTGATCAAATCCGGCTTTGCAAATACGGTTGATGATGCATCCGTTATTTACTGGACGATCTCCAATGCTGGCGGCATGGACGAGATCGATATGGCACGGTTCAAAGAGTCCATGCGGCGAATTGGCGTGGGTCTTGTGGACGATGACGGCGCGAAGGCGGAGGCTCATACGCTCACAATCCCGGTTGAAGCTCGGGAAGCGCTTCTTTCCAGAATCAGCGACGATCTGTACCGAGATTTTCAGATGTTGGACGTTACAAAACTGCAAGGCGGGCAAAAAACAGCGACTGAGATCACGGCGGCATATCAGCCGATGGATAACAAGGTCGATCAATTCGAATACTGCGTAATTGATTTCTTACAGGCGCTTTTCAAAATCGTTGGGATTGAGGACGAGCCATCTTTTACTCGATCTAAGGTAACAAATCAGCTGGAACAAACGCAGATGGTGCTTCTTGCGGCAAACTACCTCGATGATGAGACAATTTTGAATAAGCTCCCGTGGCTGACGCAGGAAGAAGTCGCCGAAATTCTGAAAAGAAAAGCGGCAGAGGATATTGAGCGCAGCTTCGAGCCGCCGGAGATGGTGAACGATGAGACCTGATAAGGGATACGACCTCACCGAAAAAGAGTTAAAGGCGCTCGAAAAGCGGATATATGATTCTTACAAAGAAGCGTATGACGGTCTGACGGACATCATCAAGGAGTATTTCGCAAAGTTCGCAGACCGTGACGCTTCCGAAAAGGCACGGATGGACGCTGGCGATATCACAGAGGAACAATACAAGCAATGGAGGCTTGCGCAGATCGGGCGTGGAAAGCGCTTTGAGTCGCTACGGGATAAGGTCGCAGAGCGCATGACAAATGCAAACGCTGCTGCTGTTGCGTATGTCAACGATGCAACGCCGGGCATTTATAGTTTGAATCGGAATTTCGCGGCGTACACCATTGAACAATTGACCGGCGATGTCGGATTTGACTTATGGGACGAACAGACTGTAAAGCGCTTGATTGTGGAACAGCCGGAGCTTATGCCGTATTACCCGCCGAAAAGAGCGTTAAAGCGCGGAATTGATCTTGCATGGGGCAAAAAGCAGATCACAGCCAGCGTCACAAGCTCCATTTTGCAGGGCAAGAGCATTAAGCACATGGCAGATGATCTACAATCCAGAATTGTCACCATGAACCGCGATTCCGCTATCCGGACAGCTCGAACGGCAGTCACGGGTGCGCAGAACGCCGGACGGATGGATTCTTACTTTGCGGCTGAAAAGATGGGGATTAAATGCCGCAAAGAGTGGATGGCGACGCTGGACGGAAGGACGCGCCATTCACACGCGATGCTCGATGGTGAGGTTGTGGACAACGACAAGAAGTTTTCTAATGGTTGCCGATTCCCGGGAGACCCGCAAGGCAGACCGGAAGAAATATACAACTGCCGCTGCACGCTGGTATCTGTGATAGAGGGAATTGACACATCCAGAGGACGGCGCCGCGCCAGAGATCCTGAGACAGGGAAAAATGATCTGATTGAAAATATGACTTACGCCGAGTGGGCAGGATGGAAACAAAAAACAGGCACCGATAGGTTGAGCATAGCAGTTGAAAAAATTAGAAATGCAGACAAGGTTTCTGACATTTCGAGAATTGTTCAGGACGAGACGAAGAAATTAGTTGACCTATCTGGCATGGAGTTAGACCTTGCAAAAGAGAATATGGAGCAGATTCTTCGGCTTGGAGATGAATATGGATATCATTTTAGCGAGATTGTAACTACATCTGGAAGAGCGGCACTCGGAGAAGTAAAACGATCCGGGGCAAGAGCGGAAAAAGTTTCTCTACAATATCCAAAAAAGTATTATAAAGATCGGAACAGTTTGTTTGCGGAGCTGAGAAAGTCGGCGGCAGCAGGCGAAAGCCCGCGCCTGGGTAGACGGCAAATCGGGGTATATACAACAACGCACGAATTTGCTCATACGCTATCCGAAGAACTGACAAGCCGCCTTTATGGGTATGGGGAAGAGATCAATTTTTGGGATGAAATCGAAACGGTTTACAATAAGGCAAAAAAGGACAAACCGGAAGAACTCGGGAAGTATGCGTTTTCAAACCAAAATGAATTTCTTGCAGAATGTTTTGCTTATGCCAAATTGGGCGGTGCCTCGAATCAGTACGCAGACGAGGTATTAAGTATTGTTGATAAATATTTTAGGAGAAGGCGATGAACGTTGAATTTATCGACAATTCCGAAGAAGTGAAGTCCGCTATGCACGACGCGCTGATTCGCGCCCTCGAAAAGATCGGCATGACGGCTGAAAAGTACGCGAAGCGGCTTTGCCCGGTCGATACCGGCAATCTGAGGAACAGTATCACGCACCGCGTAGATGAAGGGGAACCGGCTGCATACGTCGGAAGTGACACGGAATATGCCGCATACGTCGAACTCGGAACCGGTAAGTATTATCCGGGCGGAAGACCTACGCCGTGGGCGTATCAAGACGAAAATGGGAACTGGCACTGGACGGCGGGCAATAAAGCGCAGCCGTATTTGAAGCCCGCAGCGGCTGACCATGCATCCGAATACCGGAAGATCGTAGAGGATGAATTGAAAAATGGCTGAAAGTTTGCGTAAGAGAGCCTAAAATATGCGGTATAAATGTGGTAACAGTGAAGAAACGACTGTTGCCACATTTTTTTGTTCTGTCGCGGCAAAGAACCGCCGACAAGGGAAAGGGAGATAGAACATGGCATTAACAAGGAAGCTCCTAAAGGGAATGGGGCTGACGGAAGAGCAGATGGACACGATCATTGAGGCGCACACCGATACCGTAGACGGGCTGAAAAGCGATCTCGCGCGGTATAAGGCAGACGCTGAAAAGCTCCCCGGAGTACAGGCGGAGCTTGAAAACCTGAAAGCCAAAGGCGACGATGGCTGGAAGGATAAGCACGACAAGGTCAAAAAGGAATTTGACGACTACAAAAGAGAGCAGATGCAGAAGGAAACCAAGAGCGCGAAGGAATCCGCGTATCGAGAACTTTTGAAGTCTGCGGGTATCAGCGAAAAGCGCATTGATTCGGTTTTAAAGGTCACCGATCTTTCTTCGGTTGAATTGGAAGACGGCAAGATTAAGAACGCCGATGATTTGAAGAAGTCCATCAAGGAAGAGTGGGCAGATTTCGTTGTTACCACGAAACAGAAGGGCGCGGACACCAAAGACCCGCCTGCAAACAACGGCGGCGCTATGAGCCGGGACGACATCTTTAAGATCAAGGATGCGTCTGAACGGCAGGCAGCAATTGCCGCAAATCTCAACTTGTTCGGAAAGGAAGAATAATATGGCAGCAAAAAACAATCTGACCATGACGAGCGACGTTCAGGTAACCGCTCGTGAAATCGATTTTGTAACACGCTTTGCGCGGAACTGGCAGCACCTGCGCGACATTCTCGGCATTATGCGCCCCATCAAAAAGCAGCCGGGTACTGTTCTGAAATCCAAGACTGCGAGCGTCACGCTTGCGCAGAGCGTCGGCGAGGGCGAAGAGATCCCCTACTCCAAAGCGACGGTCATTGAGAAGGACTATGCGAACATCAACGTCGAAAAGTACGCGAAGGCGGTCTCTATCGAGGCAATCAAGGAATACGGCTATGACGTCGCAGTCGCGATGACCGACGAAGCTTTCCTGTATGAGCTTCAGACCAACGTCACGAACCGGTTCTACGACTACCTGAATACCGGTCTTCTGAGCGTCAGCGAAACCAACTGGCAGCGTGCGCTTGCAATGGCGAAGGGCGCTGTTATCAACAAGTTCAAGCAGATGCACAGAACCGCGACAAACGTTGTCGGCTTCGTGAACGTCATGGACTTGTATGACTATCTCGGCGGCGCTGATATCACCATCCAGACTGAATTCGGCTTCCAGTACATCAAGAACTTCATGGGCTACAGCACCGTGTTCCTGCTGTCTGACGAAGAAATCAAGCGTGGTCGTGTTATTGCGACTCCAGTCGAGAACATCGTCCTGTACTACATCGACCCGGCTGACAGCGATTTCGCCCGTGCCGGTCTTGATTACAGGACTGATGGCGAAACGAACCTGGTTGGTTTCCACGTGCAGGGCAACTACTCCACGGCGGTCTCCGAGTCCTTTGCGATCATGGGAATGACCCTGTTCGCGGAGTATCAGGACGGCATTGCCGTTTCTGACATTGACGAGACCCCCTCGCTCGGCACACTGACCGTTACTTCGGCAGCCGGAACCGCAACCGGCGACACGAAGATCGCAGTCAACCCGGCGAAGGAAACGTCTGGAAATGTCTACAAGTACAAGGTAGGCGATTCGGCTGAGACTGTGACCTATGGTCAGAATGTCAGAACGTGGTCGACGTGGGACGGCAAGTCCGATGTCACGGCAGCGACGGGCAAGAAGATCACAGTCGTTGAGGCTGACGCGACTTATAAGGCGCAGAAGGCTGGCAATGCGACGGTAACGGCGAAGTAATGGAGGTGGCAGTGTGATGCTGACTGAATTATGTGGCGTGCTTCGGAACTGGTTCGAGACTGACAGAATCAGTGGTACGTACACGGTCGAAAACGGCAGCATCACACTGCCGTTTTTGCAAAACGGACAGTTTTTCCGCGTGGTGGGCTCTGTTTTCAACGACGGAGTCCACCAATACCCGGATTACGCGATGGCAGACGAAACATTTGACGGCTCTATCTGGCCAATGTCTGTTCCTCCCGCACTTCTCTGCTTGGGAGAGGAAATCAAGGCGTGGCAGGAAAAGAACGGAGACATCGCCGCGAGCCCGTACACGTCGGAGAGCTTCGGCGGGTACAGCTATTCGAAATCGACGAGCGGGTCTACAACCGGCGCTGGAATGGTAACATGGCAGTCTGTTTTTAAGTCACGCCTGAACCAATGGAGGAAGATATGAGCTTACTTGACGATTTTGCAAGACCGTGTGTCCTCTTGGATAAAAGCCGTGTTCCGGACGGCGAGAGCGGCTATATCACGACGTGGGCGGAAGGCGCAGAGTTTTACAACTATCAGGCACTTGATACGTCGATGGAGGCCAGAAGAGCCGAAAAAGAGGGCGTTACAAGCGTTTACTCGGTTCTGGTTCAGCAAAGCGTTCCGATTGAGTATAACGACTTCTTCCGGGATAAAACGACCGGTGAGACGTACCGTGTAACATCGGAGCCGATGGCAAAGAAAACCCCACGCTCAGCCAGCTTCGATCTCAAGTATTTCACGGCAGAAAAGAAGGCGTTACCGGCATGACAAAAGGACAGGCTCTACAAGAATGGTTTTCGCAGTTCCTGACATCCTATTCGGCGTCCAGCGTGCCGGACGATGCTGTTTTCCCGTGGCTCACGTATGAGCTTATTACGGGCGCGTGGGACAGCGGAGAAATCGGGCTTACGGTGAATCTGTGGTACTACACGGAAAAGGAAGCAGAACCGAATGCCAAAGCGCAGGAAATTTCGGACGCGATCGGTTTGGGCGGCGTGTTCGTTCCGTGCGACGGCGGCGCAATTTGGATTAAGCGCGGAACGCCGTGGTGCCAGAACATCGCGGACGATTCCGACAAATACATCAAGCGGCGGTATTTGAACGTAACGGTCGAATACATTACCGCGAACTGAAAGGACTGATTTCATGGCGAAATTTACAAAAATTCCGGCGGATACGTTTAAGCAGCTGCAAATCAACGCTGGCGTTGTTTTGAGCGAATTTACGCCTGCAACCGGAACGTTTGAACCGGAGAACCAGATCGGTGCAACTACCGGCGGCGTTACATTTTCCGCGACACCGACGTATTCCGACTACGGCTCGGATGTGGACAATTGCCCCAAGAACACAATGGAAATGAAGCGGATGGACGATGTCGAAGTGAAGCTTGCTGGTACATACGTAACGGCTACGACCGCCTCCGCGAAATCTCTTATGGCGGCGGCTGACATCGACGGCACAGATACGACGAAGGTTGTTCCTCGGCGCGATCTTTCGGCGGCTGACTTTGCGGACATCTGGCTTGTGGGTGATTATTCCGACAAGAACGGTGCAACAAACGGTGGTTTCATTGCTATTCGTCTTATGAACGCGCTGTCGACCGGCGGATTCCAGCTGAAAACAGCGGACAAAAACAAGGGGCAGATGGCGTTTGAGTACACGGCGCACTATTCGATGTCGAAGCAGGACGTTGTGCCGTATGAGGTTTATATCAAAGCCGGTACGGCTGAGACATAAGGAGAAGAAAGTATGAAGTTTTCGGAACTTAGAACGGATAGGGCAGCTGATGTTCTTTGCGAGGTCAGCGTGTACGCGCTCAACATCCTGACGGACGACGAGCTTCGGGAGAGTCTGAAAGCACAGATCGACGCGGAGAAGCCGCAGACGGCGGGAGAACGGTACGCGATCGGTGCGCAGAAGATCGGCCAGTGGATTCCGCTGATCCTGAAAAAGCACCGGGAAGATACGCTTGGTATTCTGGCTGCGGTCAACGAAACGACTGTTGAGGCGGTCAAAAAGCAGAGCGTACTAAAAACCATGCGGCAGATTCAGGAGATCGTTAAGGACAAGGATATGCTGGATTTTTTCAAATCGTGCGCGTCGGAGGCGAAAGCGTAACGCTTGCGCTTCTGGCAGCTCCAAAGATAAGCGTGGGAGGGCTGATTCGCCTTTTGCCGATTTTGGTAAAGCGGCAGCAGGAGGAATCAGCCTTCCGCATTTATACGACGGAGTGTTTGCGCACAATGACGGAAAACACAGCGAAATTCGCGGGCGGCAGCTTTGTTCAGGCGAAATATTCCGACCTGATAGACCCGAAGCCGCAGGACAACCGAACCTGCGAAGAAATCACCGCCGAGGTTGTTAAGCGGTGCGGACTGGTGGTGAAAGATGAATCTATTTGAACTTTTTGTAAAAATCGGTGCAGATACGACCGAAGCGAATAAAGGCATTGATGAAGTTGGGCAGAAAACATCCGGGCTCGGGGAAAAGCTGAAATCTGGGCTTGCTACGGCTGGTAAAGTGGCTGTTGCGGGTGTCGCAGCTGGCGCTACTGCAATCGGAGCGCTCGGGACAAAAGCGGTTGCCGCTTACGCCGACTATGAACAGCTTGTCGGCGGCGTGGAAACACTTTTCGGAAATGCGAACGTGGACGCGCAGCATTTTGTGGACATGTTCGGAGTGAGCATGGAAGAAGCTGAAGAATCTTTGGCACATTACGGCGACCAGTCCGAAAAACTCATGGAATACGCGAACAACGCCTATAAGACGGCTGGCTTGAGCGTCAATGAGTACATGGAGACCACGACAAGCTTTGCCGCAAGTTTGATTTCCAGTCTGGGTGATTATTCTTATCAGGCTGCGGCGTTTGCGAATACAGCTGTTACGGACATGGCAGATAACGCAAACAAGATGGGTACCAGTATGGAATCCATCCAGAACGCGTATCAGGGTTTTGCAAAACAGAACTATACCATGCTGGACAACCTGAAACTTGGCTACGGCGGCACGAAAGAAGAAATGAAGCGCCTGCTTGCGGACGCTGAACAATTAGAGGGGCTGAAAGTCGGCTCCTTAAGCATCGACAGCTTTGCAGATATTGTCACCGCAATCCATGCCGTGCAAGAGAACTTGGGAATTACAGGGACAACCGCAAAAGAAGCAGGCGAAACGATTCAAGGCTCTTTTGGGCAAATGAAAGCCTCTTGGCAGAATCTTGTGACCGGCATGGCAGACCCTGACCAAGATTTGGGCGTTTTGGTAGGAAACTTTACGGATTCTGTGGTCATCGCGGGAAACAATCTGATTCCTCGGATTCAGGAGCTTTTGCCGCGTATCGTCGAAGCAACAACGTCCCTTATCGGAACGGTAAGCGAACAGTTACCGGCGATTCTGGGAACTGTGTTACCTTCGCTTGTAGAGGGAGCTACGAGCCTTGTAACCGGTCTTATGGCGGCTTTGCCGTCTGTGTTGTCGGTTTTGGCGGACGTTGCGCCGACGGTCATCAACACACTCGTTCCGGCTCTCATTGAGCTTTTGCCGCAGATCACACAGACGGGTATTGATGTAATCGTATCGCTTGCACAGGGTATTGCAGACGCGCTCCCGCAGCTGATTCCCGCCGCAACGGATGCAATTATTAAAATCGTAGAGGTTTTGACCAGCCCGGAAAACCTCGGGAACCTGATTGACGCAGCGCTTGCTATCATTCTGGCTCTCGTTGATGGGCTTGTAGATGCGACTCCAAAACTGATTGCAGCAGTCCCGGACGTTATCACGAACCTTGTCACGGCAATTATTGCAAATATGCCGAAAATTCTTGAAGCAGGCGTGGAAATCACAATGGCGCTTGCAGATGGGCTTATCAAGTCGATTCCGGAATTGGTGGCGGCGATTCCGAACCTGATTCTCGGTATCGTGCAGGGCATTATCGACAATCTGCCGGAGATCATCATGGCAGGTCCCAAAATTATTGTAGCCCTGGCTACCGGACTTATTGAAGCGATTCCGGATATCGTCATGGTCATTCCACAGTTGATTCGGTCTATCGTGGACACATTCCTTTCGTTTGACTGGGGAAGCATCGGCAAGAACATTGTCGAGGGCATTAAAAACGGTTTCGTGAATATGTGGAACAGTTTCAAGCAGACGGTTGAAAACGTCTTCACGGGGCTTGTAGACGGTGTTAAAAGCTTCCTAGGCATCGCGTCCCCGTCTAAGGTCTTCGCCGGTATTGGCGGATATATGGCGGAAGGACTCGGGCAGGGCTTTGACAAAGAATTCTCAAATGTCAAGCGTGGAATTCAAAGCCAACTCGATTTCGGCACGATGACCTTTGGAATGTCTTCCTTCGGTCATCTTCCGGCACTCGCCGGAGCAGGCACGACGAACAACTACTACAACATCAATGCCGACCGGGTGAAGCAGTTTAATGACATTATCCGAATTACAGAAAATGAGCGTTTGACTTCGCGGATGGGGGTATCTGCATGAGAATCGACGATTTCATCCGCCGCATGAAAAACCAGAGACGAGTGGCCAGAATGGGGGTGTCGTGAGGTGGCAACGAGTTTTAATCTGTACTGTTCGGCATTTGCGATCTTGAAAAATGACGCGCAAAACGTCAACGACCACACAACATCACCGGCAAAGCTCTACTATCACGATTTGTTGTACTTGCAATTCCAGCCGCCTAGCGACGGGAAACAATACAAAAAGCTTGTTGACGATTGGACCAAAATCAACGTATATGTGCAGTCAGCAGGCGAAAACGACACAGTCAACCTAAAAATAGGTACCTTGACTGAGAGCTTCGACCCTCTTACCGCTACCTATGCTACCAAGCAGCGTTTCCACGTGAGCAAAGTCGAGACGAAAAACGTTTACGCTGAAGACCTCCCGAAACTGTGTGAGTCGACATATGGGCTCCCGATTCCTGACGCGGTGCAAAAGGGCGTGTTTATCGATATATCGATATCTATGGATTTTGCGTCAATCGTTACAGCAGGCGCAAACCGGCCATATATTCCAGTGACTGTGGACGATACGATAACCTGTGGGCTAAAAATATTCGAGACAACTCCGAGTTCGGGGTCTATTGTGAAAACAGAGCCAAACACCTTCGCATGGGGTACAGCCCCCGCGTTAAAATGCATCGCTGTGCTGGAACAGACATCTGCCGTTTTCCGCTGGCGCTCCGGCACGAGCGGCACGATCCACACGATCAATGTCTCCGGCAATTCGCAGAGCGTCACGGTGCCTGCCAACACCTTCGCTGGCACGACGAGCATCCAGTGGCAGGTCGCGGTCACGGCAAACAGCGGCGTGGTCACAACGTCCAAATGGGTGACGCTTTCGACCGC